AACGCTGTCGCCATCCCATATGTGATCACAATCGACTATGAAAACCAGAACGTGGTGGCCATCCGCCGCAACTGGAAACAAGACGATGAGATGAAGAAACGCCGCGACTGGTTTGTGAGCTATAAGTTCCTGCCCGGTCTAGGCTTCTATGGCTTTGGTCTGTACCACATGATCGGTGGCTTGGGCAAAGCGGCGACAGGATCGCTGCGCGCATTGCTCGACAGTGCCGCATTCTCCAACATGCAGGGTGGCTTTAAGCTGCGTGGCCGTGTTGCTGGCGGCGACATGCAGATCAGCCCCGGTGAATTTGTGGATCTCGACAGCACCGTTGATGACGTTAACAAGGCCATCATGCCGCTGCCATTCAAGGAGCCGTCAGGATCGCTGTTTAACCTGCTTGGCTTTATGGTCGATGCGGGGCAGCGTTTTGCCAGCACGGCAGATCTTAATATCGGTGACGCAAATCCAAACGCCCCAGTCGGCACGACTGTCGCCCTGATTGAGCAGGGATCGAAGGCGTTTAGCGCAATCCACAAGCGCCTGCACTACGCGCAGGGTCAAGAGTTCAAACTTCTTGCGGCGCTGAACGCTGAGAATCTCCCCGATGAGTTCAGCTTTTCGCAGGCTGGAGCTGCGGAGATTATCTATCGTACCGACTTTGATGATCGGATTGACATTGTTCCAGTGTCTGATCCTAACATCTTCTCGACAGCCCAGCGCATCGCGCAGGCTCAAGCTGTCTTGGAAATGGCGCGATCAGCTCCGCAGCTTCATGACCTATACCAAGCGTATAAGCGTATGTATGAGGCGATCCGCATACCCAACATTGATGAGATCCTAAAGAAGCCAGAAGACGCAGTTCAGATGGACGTAATCGATGAGAACATGAGCGTTCTTTATGGCAAGCCAATCCGCGCGTTTCCAGAGCAAGATCATGAGGCCCACATCGCGGTTCACATGCAGTTCCTGCAAGATCCGTCCTTGGCTGGAAACCCCGGCGCGAAGCAGATGCAGCCCATTTTGATCGCCCACATCGCAGAGCATATCGCGCTTCTGTATCGTCAGCGCATGGAGGCAAGCATCCAGATGGAATTGCCGCCAATGCCAAACTTCAAAGACCCAGACTTCAGGTTTGATGCTGTAGATCCGCAGATGGATCTTCTGATCAGCCAGCGCGCGGCTCAAGTTGTGGCGGCAGCTCCCCAGATGAAGCAGATCCAAGCACTGGCAGGCATGGGCGGACAGGGTGGCCAACAGCAGGGCAATCCACTGCAATATGCACAGCAGCTCGCGCAGCTTGAGACAGAGGCTCTGAAGGCCCGTACAACGGCCCAGATCGAAGCTGACCAAGCCAAGGCAAAATCTGGCATTGAGATCAAGCAGGCTGAAGCGCGTCAGGACATGGAGATCGACGCAGCCAAGGCGCAGCAAGACATGCAGGCTAAGATCATGAAGCTGGAGGCAGACTTGCAGCTAGAGCGTGAGAAGAATGCAGCTAAGATCCAGATGGAGATGATGAAAAATGTACCCCCCACAATACTATAATCTACCTCCAGTCGATCCAACAGCCTTTGGCGGCTTGCCGCAAGAGGGTGGGCCGCAGGGCGGACCTCCACCACCGCCACCACAGCCACAGGGTGGGCCGCAGGGCCAGCCACCAATGGACATGAATAAGTACCTGATCGACAAGGTGATGGAGATCAAGCGGCGCATGGGTGGGGGTGAACCCGGTGCGCTGGGCGCGATCACAGAGGCGATGATGCCACAACAGCCGCCACAGCCGCAGCCGCAGCCACAACAGCCACCAATGCAACAACCACCTATGAGGGCGTGATGAATACTTTTATGGACCGCGTAAACGCGATTGTGCAGAAAAACCAAATGCCTCAAAACATGATGGCCTTGCCTCAACCTGAACCTGTTTATCCAGACGCAGGCATGGGTGCGTTGGAGAATGTTGTTTCCGGTGCGCCACGTCAGGCAGAGCTTATGAACCAGCCACACATGCTGGCGTATATCAATCCGCAGGAAGAGCAGGCGCTGCGTGATATGGGCGGTGCAGGTATCCCCGGTCCAGACGGCATTCCAGTTTATGGCTTTTGGTCAGATACTTGGTCAGAAATTAAGAGTGGCGGCAAGGCGAAGACAGACACTTATAACAGCCCAAAAAATAATACGCCTGCATATGTGGCCCCTGTTGTGACTAATAATAATAATACGTCAGCATATGTAAACCCCGTTGTGACTACCCCCGTTGTGACTACCCCTGTTGTGAATACGGCTCCAACAATCCCCACGTTTAATACTTATTACGATGCTATTGACGCGGGTTACGGTGGCAAGACAGTTAATATTGGCGGCAAGAATGTTAAGGCTGTCACTGCTGACGGTTATACTGGCAATACTTCTGTGAATACTGGCAATACTGGCAATACTGGCAATACTGGCAATACTGGCAATACTGGCAATACTGGCAATACTGGCAATACTTCTGGCAATACAACGTCCCCTGTCAATACGGGTTCCACTGCCAACAATATTGGCGCAGTATCAAATACAGGTGAGTACGCTGGAGATGGCTTTGAGTGGGAGGTAGCCCCCGGCACAAATGCGCTCACCAGAACTTACACGGGCGTCAATAAAGGTCTTACGGGAAGTTCCGACACGGTAACTGGGTTCGATAATCCTAACGTGGTGAACAACTACACAGCACCCACGACTGAGGAAACCACGATTCCTGACCCAAAACCAGAGACTGACAGCACTTCGTTTTTCACAGGTGGCGGTGCTGATGGCGTGGGTAATTTTGGCGCTCTTGGTGATTACTTTGGTCGGTTTGGAGACGCTGTAGGAGCCACTGAATATGGCACAAAGAAAATAAAAGAAAGCAAATACAAACCTAGAACATTCACCCAAGAAGAGGTTAACAAATTTACAAATGAAAACACAGGCAGGGAGTGGCTTGCCAATATCCTAACCCCGTTTGACGATGCAGAATACAATGGTGGTAATTTGCTTACTGAGATCAGACCCGGCGTCTATCAGGATCTAACTGGCGGTGGGTTCACCATTAACGATGCTGGATATAAAGATCGCATCTATGGCGTGGCTGATGACTTCAGCAACAACGCCCCAATGGTGCAAGGCAATATGTCTAACCAAGAGTTTGCGACTGCTTTGGCACGTCAGAGACTACTTAGGACTAAGCCGCCCAGCCAAGGGGCTTACTTTGGATCTTTTGCATTGGACGCGCTTTCTCCCATCCCCGGCCTTGGCGGCATGGCGATTAACCCCGGCATTGACCGCAGGCAGGAAAGCATAGACGCCCAACTGGATGCCATTCAGGCTGGGTCAATCCCTGAATATGATGAGGAAAACAATTATATTGGCTACAGGGACAAAGAGGGTGACGCTTTAATCAGATACAACCCCAATCCCAAAGCCCCTAAACCTGCGTCTCAGGCCAGCTATGGCTCGCTGAATGTTGGGTCAGAGCAAAATGATGAAGCCCCAGCCCAAGTGGTTTATGCATCACAAAAAGCTAAGGATGTTTACAGCCGCTACTACAAGGGTGGGTCTGGGTTCGGGATGCCATATTGGCTTCGTCGGTATGCGTCAGGTAATGTGGTTGATATGGATCTGCAAAGAGTTACCAAGGACGGTGTTGACTACTATCAAGACCAAACAGGCATTCTCATCCCAATGTCTGAGCTGCCCGGTCTGAAAATGGTAGCGGAATAGTTAGAAATAGCGTAAGCATAGAAAAAACATAGGAGGCTATAATGGCTGAAGGAATGAATATGGACCCAAATTCAGCGGTTCGTGATGGTGAGCTTAACCCAAGTAACCCCGGCCCAGCAGAAGATGCTAAACTTGTAAGTTCACTTCTGCAAATGCTTGATCCAGCTTCGCCTGTTCGTGAGGGTGAAGGTCCAGATGGCCCACTGGCCAATATGTATACTAAGCTCCAATCATTAGAATCAGCTCTTATGCAAGGCTATAAACTAGCACCAGAAGCTAGAAAAACACTGGCTAATCAGGCTGTATCCTTGATGGACCAGATGAACCCAGATATGATGGATCCCGGTTCGGCGGTTCGTGGTGGCGAGATGCCAATGTCACAAATACCGATGGATCCCGGTTCGGCGGTTCGCCCATCTGAGATGCCCAGCCAAGACGGCATGACATATGGCCCATCAAGCGGCGTGACTGTCGCCCCGTCCAACGTCATGAGCATGGATGATGCAATCGCCGCAGGTCTTGTTAACCCAACGCGCCCACAGGCACGTCCAACCGCGCCAATGCAATCAATGCGCCCACAAATGCGTCCAAGCAAATTAGGGGGTCGTTAACATGGCTGAAGTTAACGTAGAAAACATGGAAGACAACGCCAAGATGTTCGAGCATAAAATGGGGTTCTCCCATGATGCTGACGGCTTGGATATGAGCGACGAACAGTTGGTCAACTTCCTTCTTTTGTGCCACCACGGCATGGTCGATGACGATGAAGAGTACGACGATGAAGAGATGTATGACGACGACGAAGAAATGATGGAGATGCCACACGGCAAGGATGTCAAAGTCAAAGTCATGAAGCTCGACGGCGGCAACGTCCATGAGATGATGAACAAACTTCTGGGGGGCTGATATGCCTGTGATGAAGGTTAAGGGCGGCTATCGCTGGGGTAGCAAAGGCAAGGTCTACAAGACTAAAGCCGAAGCAACCAAGCAGGGACAAGCCGCCTATGCGTCTGGCTACGGCAAGAAGAAGGCGAAGAAGTAATGGGTATAGGCACGGGCGCAAAAGTAGGCATTAATATTGCTGGAGAAGTTGTCGATGACGTTGTCCAAGGAGTTACTGGCATATTCTCCCGCTTAGCAGAGCTTGGCCGCAGCGGATCAATTGACGTTGGCGGCGGTGTTTACAAGACGGTTGATGAAGTTGTCAAAGAGGTGGGCGGCAACGTAATTCAGCAAGGCTTGCGCTATTCTGACGATGCCTCAACCAACGCCATTATTAGAAACTACCTTCAGAACCAAAATCGTGGCAGCGGGTTAACTAAAGGCAGCGCCTATGTAGAAGAGAACACGCCCCTTGGTAAAATGAAAGTTACAAGGGGTACAGTTCCACTGCAAGAAATGGGCGCAGAGATTGACTTTACCACTAGAGTTCAAACGCAGCCAGAACCTTTTGATATGCAAAAAGCAATAGCCGAAGGCGCTCAGTTCATGTCGATCAAGGGTGATCGCGCAAGCGGCACTGGGTCTATTCTGTCAGTTAACGATATTCCATTGGTGAACCCAGTCGCCAGAGAAGGTGGCTATCAATTTGCAACCGAAGGCCAAAACTTATTAGACAATAGGTTTTGGGGTAGCGATCCTAAGATATTAGAAAAACAAAGAAAAAAAGCAGAAATCTTATCTGGCCAAGTAAAAGACCCCAAGACAGGAGAGATATTAGAAGAAGGCGTACCAGTATATGGAACTTTCTTTAATGCAAAAGGGGACAACGTAAACTTCTCCACAATGGTTGCAGATACTACTTTAAACATGATTCCAAACATGAAGATAACTAAAAAATCTGCCAAACAATTTGATGAAACTTTGCGGAATATAGTGCCTGATTGGCCCGGTTTGGGTAACATGGAAGCGTCAGATTTAGAAAAAGCTAGGGCATATCTCTTCGCTCCCAACCGTGGCGAAGCAAGGAAGGCATTTTCTGAGGAAATGGCAAAGCCACGAAGCATGAAGCTGGGCTTTCCTGACCAAGCATCAGTTAGAGCTGCTATTTCAGTCCCAGATATGCTTGGTCTGGGTTCTGGCGATGCGTCTGGCCGTATGATCTCTCAGATTGATTTCAATGCACCCATTAACCCAGTATCTAACCACACAACATACCCAGCAGGATTGCAGCGCGTCGAAGGCACACCCGTCTACAGAATGGCTGATGAAAGCGGTGCTTTCGGAGATATACCTGCAAGTTTGAACTTCCGTGATTTTTGGAAAGACAGGATCATAAATGGCGTGGTCCCGCCAGAATCCACTAGCATTCGTTCAATGGAATTAAGGCAGGCCACTCAGCCAGCTACAAATGAGTTGAACGACTTTATCCAAGAGTATTTCTATCAGAACGACAACACGCGGCGTGGATACCCATACAACAGATAGTCTCAGTAATCTGGACTGGGGTATTCTTTGAGATCAATATGCAAGTTGCCACACAAATAGTGATCTATGGCGTATAGTTGTTTTTCTTGCTCTGGCGTCAGCCCCTCATCTTCAGGGGTAAGTTTTATTTCTTGCACCAGATCCCAGATGGATGAGTGGATGCTTTGACGGAAAGTATGAGGATCAAAGTCGCCTTCATCAAGGTCGTACTTTAGCTGTTCGATTGGGCTTTTCATTTTGTATTCCTTTCTAATAAAAAATCATTATAGTGGCTTTAACAGAAAAAGGAAGAACTAATGGCTAAACTAACTCCAAGCCAGAAGGCCCGTGCCAAGGCCATGTCAAAGCGCAAGGGCGTTGAATATCCAAATGCGTGGAGCAATCTAGCCGTGGCCCGTGGTAAAGGCAAAAACAAACCAAAGAAAGGAAAGAAATAATGGGTATTTCAAAACAAATTCAGCTTGAAGAGATCAGCGCCGATTCTTTTATAAGGGAACAGGCTGACCGTCTTCGCAATGAGTACGCGCAGAAATTGCAAGAGTGTGTAGAAGACGCTGCGATTGAAGCAGACATGGATCGTGAAATGGAGCATGATAATGGCTGCTGGCGTTAAGCACTACTTCAAGAACGGCAAAGAGCATAAGGGCGCTACCCACAAGGACGCCAAGGGCAATGTTATGTCTGGCGCAAAGCATACTGCCTCCAGCAAGTTCCTAGTCCACAAGAAGGATTTGTCGGCTACAGCTAAGAAAATGGCGAGCAAGTAATGGGTGTGATCGGTGCATTAGGAGATGTGGCCACGTCACTTGGGCGCGAGCTGTTTGGCTTTCTGATACGTTCCGATCCAAAGATCGCTGAACTTGCAGGAAGATCTGGCGTTACTATGGATACCCTAGAAGCTGCACCCCCAGAGGCTCTGAGCGCCATTCTGGAGAGGGCTGCGCGTTCTGGGGCCATAGATCCCCGCGATGCCAACAACATCACTATACAGATCGCCAAGGACGCGCAGGAGGCTGTGCCAGATAATGTGGCTAGTTTTGCTGATGCACAAAGTGATCAAATGGTATCTAAGATCAAAGGTGTACTTGAAGATATGCCTTATACGATGAATTTGCCTTATGAGGTTGGTCAGAAATTAAATTCTGAAGGCAGGCTACCTCTTCCTATAGGGACAAATATGATGCCTCCCAGTGGTAAAGGAAGGCCAGAAGACGTTTACAAAATCTCAGGATATAAAGCAGACCCAAATAATCCAGACATTTATGGATACGAAATTACAAGTCGTGAAGATGATGTTTCATACATTGGTGTAAGCGATCCAAAAATGGGCATCAAAGAAAAAAGACCTGATATGGTTGCAGGATGGAAAGCAGCTCTTGGCCCACAAGGTTCTGAGCGTTTGGATTACACCCCACCAGATTGGCAACGCACAGAAACGCCTAGAATTGTAAGGACGCCAGAAGATCAAAACGCTATTGATCAAGAATACAATGATTTGTTTGGCGCATTGCCTACTGCGCCTGCAATGCCCACGCTGAAGATAGATAACCCCGGCGGCGATTGGCTGCAAAGCAAGCTAAGACGTGCGCTCGAAACCCGTGAAGGCGCGAGGCCAAATACCTATCAATCCACTTTGGGGTCGGGCGAGGGCGTGACGGGCTACTTCAGGGGGCCACTGGCGCTCAACCCTAATATGCTTGCAGACATACCGGGATCTCTTGGTGAGGAGCTGTTTCGGCCAGATCCAGTAAAGATTGACAGGCTTCGTCGCTCAATCGCTGAAGAGGGCTATGATGAGCTATCTGGGACGGTCTTAATCCAAGTGCGCGAAGATGGCGTACCGTTTGTCGTTGAGGGCAATCACAGGATCATTGAGGGCATTGAGAGCGGCAGGCCAACCATACCTGTGGAGATCAAGTATCTAAGAGGCGCAGAAGACGTGGACGGGCCACTTAGCCCCGCAGCTCTGGGAGTACCAAGGTAATGGCAACCTACAAAGGTAAAAGCGTAAAGCTGAACAACCCACGCCGCATATCCAAGGGCGAAACTTCTTACGGCAAGAAGAAGTCTGTGGTATATGTGACGGACGGTGATAAGATTAAGCGTGTGACCTTTGGCGATCCCAACATGACCATCAAGAAAACGCAGAAGGGCCGCAGATCTAACTTCAGGGCGCGTCACAACTGTGATGAACCCGGTCCCAAAACAAAGGCCAGATACTGGTCATGTAAGGCGTGGTGATATGGCTGATGTAGCAGGTTTACTAACAAAAATTGGCCGAAAAATTGGCGCGTTGTCTGATGTTAATCAGGCGTTCAAAGACACCTTTAACAAGCCCACATATTATCACGGAACATTTGCAGATTACGATGCGGTTGACCCAAACATGGTAGACTTAGGGACTCATGTAGGTAGTGAAGCTCAAGCGGAGTCAAGGATTAAAGATTTAATTGAAAAGGCCGCAAACGATGGCAGGCCAGAAGACTTTCTTGCAGAAAGCGCCAAGGTTATGCCATTAAAAGTTAAGGCAAATAATCCACTTGAGATGCGTGATGTGGGTATGTGGAACGACTCTGAGCAAGTGTTCACCCACCTAGAAGAACGAGCGACTGCTCAAGACAGGTGGGGAAACCCATCTATACGCGGCTTTGGTCGAGATGAAAAACTTGTAAAAGCATTGTCTGATTTCGACTATGATGGTCTTCAAGAAAGTTTTGAAGATTTTATGCTGGACGTTGGTGACCGAAACCTATGGCAGAAAAGCCCAGAAAACAGAAGGTTTTTAGATAAGCTAAGAGATGCTGTAAAAGATGCGGGATACGACAGCATTAAATACAAAAACTTTGTAGAACGAGATTCAATGGATGCGCTTGTAGAGGATAGCTTTATTGTTTTAGATCCTAAAAACATACGATCAGTAGACGCAGCATTTGATCCTGAGAAGTCTGGATCTTCCAATTTATTGTATTCGTTGCCAGCAAGCGGTATGCTTGGATATGGTGCATTGAACGAACTAGGAGGCGAAGATGGCCAAGGCGGCAGTTAAGCGCGTAGCGCAGGCAGAAATCAGGGCGGCGAAGAGCTTCCTAGAGCGGCGCGGTCTGGATAGCGATGACGTATCGCCACGCAAGTTTGCTATGGCGGCTAAAGAGCTGGACAAAGGTTTTGCAGATACGCTCAAGATCTTAGCCCGTGAATTATCGGCGGGGAATGTGTGATGGCTGAAGCATACCGCCCAGATGGCCAGCTAAACATTCCAACGCAAGCCGCTGCTGATGAGATGAACACGCCAGAAGGCCGTGCTGCATTTGAACAGGCGATTGCACAAGGCCGTGGCAGAGTTGAAAATAGAGAATGGAATGACAAGTGGCGCAGGTATCTTGAAGTCCAGTTGGGAGAAAACCTCCCTAACGATGAGCCAGTATTATCTTTAGGGCCAACTGAGATGAGTCAGGGTACAAAAGGCATGACCCCGACTAGGGATGCGGCCTCAAAGTTCATTGCAAAATCCATATATGGCGATGATTATGACGCAGATGATTACAAAAAAGTGACAAACTTTATGGGCGGCGAAGGCCAAGGGTTTTTGGAAATGGGATATTCCGATGTCACCCCAGTACCTGCTTTTTTTGATTCATATGATGCGTACAAAAGATTGCAAGAAACAAAGAAAAATGATAATTATTCAGATGGGCAAGAAAAATTTATAGAAAACATGCCCCTTTGGATGAAGATGGCTGGGTTGGGCGCTGGCGCAATGGGTACAGAAAACGCGGTCAGCGATTACTATGACGGCAAGAAAAGCGACATCGCAACGATGTATGGGGGGCCGCTAGGTCTTGTTGGAATTACAGCAAGTGCTGCGGCACTTTTGACCCGGCTTGGTCGTAAGGCAACAGACGCCCCAGTTATTGGAAAGTTTTTAAATAAACTATCTCCAAAGGTGGGAGAACTAGGAGCTTTGCCAAAATGAACCGCGCAAGTTTTGGATCTCTAATGTCGGAAGGAAAGAATGTATCTATGTCAGGAGCAAAAAAAATGAAAAAGAAAGTTGTTAAGAAGAAGAAAAAAGCTGTAAAGAAGAGCTACACTAAGAAAGGATACTAAATGTCAGATGAAAAAAAGGATGTGACTGTTCACGTCACTGGCG